TGTAAGAGTGGAGGCTGGCAAATGATAATCAACGGACCAAATGGCGAACAAGTAGAACTTCCAGATGATACTACCCCCGAGGAGATGGACGCGATAGCTGCTGAAAACTGGCAGTCCTCCTCCCCTGGACCCGATGATGGGACGCGCGGGGGTGTGACAGCTTCTCGTGGTCCTCCCATATCCTTCATTTGTTTCTGAATGGCGGAGAGAGGTTGGTTAGTGTCTATGCCCGAGCGCAAAAATTCTGCGTTAAGCATGAGTATACGCTTGGTGGTCTTTTCAATGTTGTCTAAGTTGGCCGTATATTGAGTCGGCGAATTTTTGACTGGATCGGGAAAACTGGTGGCTATCTCAGCCAATTCTTGCGGCCCACCTGCTACACCCGTGGCCCACTTACGATAGGCAATAAAGTCTGCCTTAGCCTGCCTAAACCACGCGGAACGTTCAGTGATTAGCTTCTTCTGATTGTCGGAGGATAGACCTGCTTTATCCGCTAATTCAGCAGTCATCTTCTCCCCTTTACCAAATAGAGTCAGATATTCGGGTTTATATAGCTTCCGCGTTTCGCCGAAGGACTGTACATTTTTGATGCCTTCCATCATATCCTTCTCAACTTGGGTGCGCGCGGATTTTCCGAGGTCATCGCCAGTGTTGACGGTTACCGACGTGCCGGTTTTTTTCTCCACGCGAGTAGCGCCCGTAGGAACTTTGCTACCTTCCTGGACATATACTTGGCTACCATCATCCATCTTAAACAGCTCATAGCCCTCGGGAGCATCAGGCTTAAATGGTACATTGCTGATTTGCTTCCCGCCCTTGTATACCTGGGTTCCAGGGGAAAATCCCTCCAATTCACCCTCGGATGTAGAAATCTCGTGAGCCTGCGCGTCATTCTGAAGATTGAGAGCTGCCGAGTCTTTCGCAGTCTGCTTGACAATTTCATGTGCCTGGATATCCTCGCGATCCTCGATCTTTAGTCGTTGAGTCTCGGTTCGCAGCGCATTCCGTATCTGCTCCCCAGCAGTTGCATTCCAAGTAGGCATCACCTTCTCTATCTCATCCGCGTGCTCTGGGTAGCGGGAGGCAAAAATTCGTTTAGCGATCTGGTAGTCCTCATTGGATTCAACCCCTGATAGTGTGTTGAGGGCGAATTCATTAATTTCTATCTCCTGGTTACGCTTATTAGTCGCTTGCTCGCGCATGGCTTTATCAGCCTCAAGTTGCTGTGTCTTCTCATCCAGCCCAAATTGATCAACAGATAGGTTGTGCTTATCCCGGTTTAGTGATATCTGCGCCTTAGACTCCAGTTCTTTGAGTGCCATATTACGGATTGCTGTTCTGGAGCTTTCCTTATTTGCTTGGAGCGCTGCGAGGTTAGCGGTTGTGTCTGGAGCTGTAAACTGATTCAAGTTAGTCATTATCTACCTCCGTAGTGAAAATTGGATGGAATACTGGCGACATTTGGAGCTGGCGTGGAGGAAAACAAGCCAGGATTCATCTGCATATAGTTACCAAACTGGCCCCCAATATTTGTCGCATTCTGGAGCAGGTTGGTGGCGTTGTTAGCCTTCATATACTGTTCATTGGCTCCTATAGTTCCCATATTGTTTATCCCCGCGGCAATGCCTGGGGTCATTTGACCTGTTATCGAACTCACACCCGAGGCACCACCAACTTCAAGATTAGCCTTTGATTTCCCCTTACCCTCGTAAAGACCCGCCATCTTACCGCGAGTTCGTTCCCCAAGGTTGATAAAATTAAAGAGTCGTCCCATCTCCGCATCAAGCTGCATACTGGCGAGATTCTGCCCATACCTTTGGCTGGCTTTGATGGCTGCCCCAGATAGTCCGCCGCCACTTGTTTTGGAGAATGCACCCTGCATGGCTTCTATCCCCTCTCCGTATATGAATTGGGTAGAGGGACGATCCATTATTGCGCTGGGGTCATTCATAAGATCGCGAGCCGTGTCTAACTCATCCAACCCCGACATAGGGTTGAGAGTATTGAGGGCTGAATTATAACCACTATTTAGGTAACCTTTTCCACTTTTTACTGCCCCCTTAATATCCCTTCTGGTTCTATTAAGGTTTAACTGTTGCATTTGGATGGCATACCGCTGAGCTTCTGCCTGAGACTGCGCCCCACTTTCTATCTTATCCCCAGTCATTTTAGAACCCAGCAGTGACGCGCCCGCAACACCAGCCGCTGCTACTATCGGATTAGGCATCGTATTTCTCCTTCATTTCATTAAAATACTCACTAAAGTCCTCTTCATACATCCTCCGCATATCTGGCCCATGTTTTATAGCCCACTCCATACCACCTATAATTGTTGCACATATGTTGAATAGCTCGCAAATTCCCGCGCGATGAACAAAAGCAAGTTGACGGTCATGTACGCTGCCCCTGTCTAGCTCATTAGAGTCTAGCCACTTGAGTATTGTATTCAACATTATAGGCTGCAATATCGACATATTCTCCAGAAAAAACACGTTGGAGGGCAGATCTATGAGACATATTATAAAAGCCGCATTTATATCCTTGGCTGGTCGAGGGTCGCCATCTATCAAATCATCCCATAAGTGCGCCACATAGACGAGTTTAAGACATAGATTAATAGCTTCCACATTTCCTTTAAGAAAAAAATTGAGTTTGTTTTTAAGTACCAGTTGATCTTCTTCGGTCCGTTTCATTTCTGATCCTCCAATTTGCTGCCTCTCCAGTCTGTCTGATAGTGGCAATCTGTAAATTTTATGTATACTTCCCCCGCGTATTCGTCCGCACTAGCCGCTATTCTCTCGAGTTTGCAGGAGTAAACGCTACTCACTGTCGGGTTTGACGCCGGAATCTCCGCAATTTCGAGCAGTTTGTGGCTATCTGAGTAATCATCAGTTATTGTATGTTCTGAGGTAAATGGACTTCCGGTTGGGGCCGCCCACGTTCGACCTATCCCAGCGGCTATCACATCCAGTTGAAACTTGAATTTGTCCCCAGTCCCGTCATCCTCCGTCATAAAGTGGACGTGGTTCTCCAGTATTGAATTTAACAACATAGCGTGTCGCGTCTGTATATCAAAATAGACGTACTCACCGGGATCAAACCCGAGAACCGGAAAGGTTATACCGCCCGATATTCCGTGATCATATAACCTTTCTGCAGGTGCACTGGAGGCGGGCAGTTTAATGTTCGATATACTCACCTGAAGGTCTTCCCAGAACATGGCGGCGGAGGCGTGGAGATTGCTGAAAAACTCCTGCCACTCCAGCGTCATGTTGTCGTTTATATACATGGGGGATTTGGATAATTGAGGGATTGTAAATACGTCAGTCATCGATTTCAAACTCCGCTACTGCTCCAAGGATTACGCGCTTTACTCTCGCGCTTATGCGGAGTTCAAGCACCCAATTTCTACCTTGTCCAAATTGAGTGGCCCGTGACCGAACTTCAGTCTCCCCTATTTTGCCCAACCTCAAGTCATTGTTGGACCTCCAGGTACGGCCTCCGTCTTTTGAGTACCGAAGGTTCATGTGGGGGTCTATGTCCTGCGGGTCACCGGTAATCAGCCCCACGCCAGTTTCAGCCACCACCTGGACCTCATTGAGGGTTGCGCGGTTTTGAGTTTTGCGGTATACCGACGTTCTACGGACAGACAGTATCTCCTCCCCATCCTCATCATATATGTCAGGGGACAACTCATAAATTTTGCCATTGTAGTAGTCACCAACCAAATGTTTATTGCCGAAAAAAGCATGGCAGTTAGTCTTCCACCTATTATTCGCCCCAAACCTTTTGGAGGATCTGGAGTGCCACTGCTTAGTGGTTGAGTCATACACCAGCGTTTCTTCCGCGGAGGGGGAGGTAATAATTACAAAGTTATGATCCAACTGCTCATACGCCCACATCTGGAGGTCGGCAAGATTACCCCACCCCTGAATTACGTTAGTGATTGCGGACGTACTCACTACTTTCGGGACTCGCCCGATACATTCGATCAGTTGCCCCTGCCCATGTTTGTCGCGGGCTACCCAGTAGGTAGCATTATTTATGTAAGTTCGCGCAAATGCTGAGGTTCCACCCTTCTGAATAGTGGCGCCAGTAACTGAGGTAAAATTGAATGTGTCCTGTCCAGTATTCACCCATATCTCAGTTGTCTCCTCTCCGATAGTGAATATATCTCTGTTGGATGCACTAAGGGCTATTATATTATCCGGATCAGCTCCAGCAGTTGAAAAAGCGAGGCCTCCCCAATCAACCCCAGTATTGTAGTCTGATCGCCATATTTGTCCCGTGCCAACCTTAGCGACTAGATAGTAGCCATCCATTTGGATTATATCCTTGCAAGCTGGAAAATCTGCATCCACAATTTGCGCGAATGTGGTGGCTGTATAATCCCACACCCACCCCTCAGAACCATCCACAATAGCGAGGTCTAACCCGTTGGTGGCCATGCCTACAGGACCGGAACTAGTGTTTAATGTCCCCAGTACAGTTTTAACCGTGGACGTATTATAGGATAGCAACTGGGTGCCAACTACCACATATAGTAGCTCCCCATAGACCAGCGCCCCTCGAACTTCTGCGGGTATGAGGGTATCAGCCCACTCTACCGTCCCAGGAGTACCGAATAATGCCCACTTATTTTCTCCACCCTCGGGCCACGGACGCAGGTAGAAGTTGCGACATATCTGGTAGCTCATAAAAGCGGAGGATGACTCAAAAGCAGGGCCATTAAACGGTATGTCTACTCTCTGGCTCATTTGGTTTGACCCATAAGATTAGCCGCTATTTTGACCGCTTCATTCCAGTCTTTGGCGACTTCAGTCTTATCAACATTCTCACTCCACTGACTAATGACAAACCCATTGGCCGCTTCTTTGATATTTACATCTTTTGGTCGTTTATTATCGGATGCTTTTTCTACTCTATTCATTGCTTCCTCCTATACAAATGGACCTGAAGTGAAAAAAGGCTGACGAATTGCTCCTGTCATTATGGCTAGATCACTGTGCCTTGCTCCCACTGGCGTCACATTTGCTCGTTTTATGTTTTTGTATGATGTGTTGGCTGCTGTTTTAAGTTCGCTCGACGCTTTTTTCCCAAATGGGTTGCACAATAAAAGGGCTAGATTACTGGTTATAGTCATTGCATACCCAGGGGGCAAATCAACCACTGTAGTCTTATCCTCAAATTCCACGAGCTGTTTCCAACTCTTCATCTTGAGGGTGTAAGCGCTATCTGGCGTAGGCCACATAAAAAACTTAAATAGTGGATACTCTGGGTTGTACGCAATAACCTGTGGCCTGCTCCGAGTATTTTTTACTGTAATCCCCCGGTAGACGTCGAGGTCCTTGAGGGCTACGCGATAATCAGTGGTCCCTTGGGTGAGATACAGTAGAGGTTCAATGCGAATTGGACGATCCGTAGTCACATCACCTCCAACTCCCCAGCTATACTCTGCTTGTCCCGCCACTAACGTGATATCCTCGAGTACAGACGCAATTACTGTCAGTTTATCCAACGCCCATAACTCCAGCATATCGTTGAGTTTGCGAAACACCTGCCCAACTTTTCCAGACGGTATAGGTTCTCCAGGAGCTATAATTTTCGCCTCGATCATTTCGTCGTTTATCAGGAGCTTTACCCAAAGAATTTCGTTTATTTGGTATTGAAGAGAGTTAAAGCGAGGATCTCTTTAAATTAAAAAAACAAGCCACTTTTATGAAAAACCTTATTGCTATTTGTTTATTTCTATTTAGCCACAA